GGAGCGGAAGGATCTGCTACGATATCGGCGGCGGTTGCGAGATGGAAATCCTTCTGAACTTCCATCAGACCGTCTTTTCTCTTTACCAGAGAGCCCATACCACGAGAGGAGAAACCGAGCTTGGCTCCTTCTTTCATCAGATTCTTTACGATATTTCCATAAGGCGTATCCATGATCTTCACTTTACCAACGAAGTTATCTCCTTCTTGGCGAAGCGACTTAATCATGTGTGATACACGCTCGAGATTGATTGTTGGTCCTTGTGGGTGACCTAGCTCACCGTATGCGCGGCTCTGCTCGACGAACTCGCGATTGTAGCGAGCTACTTCGTTGGCTAGCGTTTCTGTTGGATAAACGCGACCGTTCTTATTTCCCAAGTTACCCTGCATGAGGATACCTTCCAGGAAATACTGTTTCTCACCTGATTCATTTGCCTCAGTGATAATGCTGAGATTCTCGTTGACTTCGCAGATGAGTTTCATTAGTAGGTCGAGCCTCCAGTGATTGTTGCTACCTTGTGTAGCTTAAGAACAAGTGTTGAAGGACCAGAACCAGTTTTCGTAACAACTAGGTTAGCCTGTGGCTCTCCACCATAATTGTCGATAAGACGCGAGTCAGAGAAATCCATAACATGCTGACCGTCTGAAAGAACGAGAACTGTATTCGCTCCACGCTGAACTGTCCAGTATGCGTTGTTACCGATTGACCACTCAGCAGAAATAATATTCATGCGAGTAACAGTCTCACCAGCAGAGTTGGCACCAAGAAGAACGTTAGAGTTGTTAAGATAAACTGCACCAGTAGAATGGAACTTAGCAACGACCCAACCACCCTTAACGTGTTTGTTAACAATACCTTGTGCCATTATTCATCTCCCTGAAGCGTTTCTACAACGAAGTCAAGGATCTGTTCGAACGTATCAGCGTTTTCGTTGATAGCAGCGCGGAACATTTCACGGTTGCCAGTATTGAGTTGTTCGAATACGTCAACGATTGCGTTATATGTGTCTTCGTTGATTTCAACCGTATCACCGTTGAGAAGTTCGATGAAGATTGAATCTTCGTCAGACTCGCTGATCATTGGCACGTTAACGAAAACTGATTCTTGGAAAGCTGGAATGGTAACTGAAGAAGCAGCAGTCTTAACTGGCTTCATGTCACCCTGTGTCTTGTCAGCGCGAGTGAGAGGAGTTTTATTTCCCTTGAAACCAGACTGATCCTTAAGATCAGAAGTTCCTTGCTTTAGCGGAGCGCGATCACCGTTGGCTGGCTGATGCATCGTCTTTGTTGCGCTGTCAGCATTGAGCTTGGCTGACGTTCCCTTTACAGGATAATCTGTTGAGTCTACAGTATGTGCATCAACAAAATCTTGCTCGCCCTGCGCACGTGGCTTCAGGGCAGCTGCTTCAGGATTCTCATCCTTCTTAACAGCAGTAGCTTCACGCAGTTGCTTGAAGGTCTTCATCTGATACTGTCTCCTCTACTTCTGCTGAAGCGTCTTGGCTTGCAAACATTGATGACGCAATCGAAATCTTCTTGAGTTCGAGAGCATCGCTGATTTTGTCAGCTAACGCTGAGTGGATCGCGTCGCGAAATCCCGCGGCATCCTGCTCGGCGGCTGAATGAATTGCACTGAAAATATGTTCCATGTTAAAATCCTCGATTTGTGAATCTATTTATAAAAATACTAAGCCCACGTTCCTACGCTGACTGCTGATCCAGCTGTTCCAATTGGATAGATTCTGAAATATGCACCAGTTTGATTTGTAACTGTTCCTGTACCAGCAGCCGATTGTGAATATTGAGGAATGAACGTTCCACCAGCATTAATTGATACTGTGCCTGTAACAAATGCTGTTACTGTACCGACTGATGCAGCTGTTGTAAACGCCGTCAAAGCAGTAGTGTTGATAACAGCTAAGTTGGTGGTAGTATCAAACTGTGGAATACCACCCGAATCGAATACTGAGTGTGTTTGATATAATATGTTATTAACTGTTGCAGTTCCACCAAAACCAACGTTGTATGTAGCGTTAAGAGCTGCTGATCTCACTAAAACAAACAACCCCTCAAATGCATACACAGTTGACGCTGAAAGTGTTACGCCAACGTTGTATAGTGAAATGGTAGATGTGCTGCTGTTAAACGTATATCCAGTCTGCAAACAGTAGAACTGCATTCCAGGAATCAAACCACGCTGTGTTCCCTGTGGAGTGAAATACGGAACTTTCCCATCGTATTCTACTGCACCAGCAACTGCTGATGTTAAGTTAGTTCCTGATGCTAGTTTTATAGGATACGTAGTTGCTGTTCCAGCATCTAGTTCTATATCTGGAGAACTTATCCCTCCGGAACCACTAAGAACGATAGCCATTAGTTTGTTTCCTCATCAGGTGGTAATGGTTCGTTGCCTTCAGCAAGCCAGCGCACATATTCTTCAGCCGTCACAAGGCATGAATCTTGACGCCCATCCGGCCATTCGCGCCATACGACTTGAACAGTCTGCATTGATTGAAGTGGAAGAAGTTTCCAAACAGGATCACTCATAGCTCACACCCCGTAAAGATAATTTTTGCGTTAGTGTTAAGAGGATAAAGCTGCAAAAAGCTACCAGCGGCGATCGTTGGTGTTCCAGCAGTTGATGTTGTGTAAAGCGTGCATTGGGTAATGCCTGAAAGGCTAAAAGCAATTGCTGTTGGGCTCCCAGTTCCACTGTTCCCTGGATTGAAAATAGAAAAATCCGACACTGAAGAAACAGTAGCACCAGTTGCCGGAACTCTAGGTTGCACAAGAAACTGGAAGAATACATCTGCGTTTGTTGTGCCTCTTCCAACACCAATTAAACGCGCACCAGTCCCAGATGACGCATCAAAAACTGGACAATACCTCTGACACTTCGCCAGCGTATTGGAATAAATCTCCCGCTCAAACGGAGTTGCCACAGAGCCAACTTCAAGCTGGACGCCTGTGATGTAGAAGGTTGCGCCGTTGGTTCCTACGACTGACGTTGCACCTGTGGCTGAATAATAAGTTGTTCCAGACCATGTTCCAGCAGTTCCGCTTACAGTCGCGCCAGCACCAAGACTAAACCTAATCGTAACACCTTGCCCATTGTTTGTTAACCATGTGCCGGATGTGTCTCCAGCAACAACCACGTTAATTTGCGTCCAAGTGTTTGCTGACCCAATCGTGTAAGTAAAAGGATAACAACGGCTATTGCCGCTATTATTTAACGACCCACCGAAGGTTCCGGTCAAAGAGCTATATGCCCAAAAAGTTAAAGTAATAGTTTTGGCGCTGGCTGTTCCCCATGCCAAATCTGCAATGTTGAATCCTTCAATTACTTGGGCAATACCAAACTGTTCGCTTGCGCCAACCGTATATGCTGACAGAGATGTTGCTGCTAGATAATTGGTAAATCCAGCCGCAACGCGAGTTGCATAACCCGTCTCCGTTGCGCTTGGAGTTTGTTGCACTGAAAATTTGCTGGATTGAGATAAAAATGTAATCCACCTATCCAATGTATACGTTGAACTGGTGGTCGGCGTAACACTTGCCCCCGCATTACGCTGATCCACGACCATCGCGCCGTTGATAATGCGATTGCGCATGAACGACGAGGACATAGCCATCGTTCCGCCGACAGTCATATTACCACTGGAATCGTTTACGATATTTGTGGTTGAACCAGAAGGATGAACGATGTTAATAGTTTTTAGCGTTGACATCTTTAACCCTCATACATTATGTTTACTGTGCCAGCGTCAAACGTATCTGTTCCGTTTATGAAGGTTAAACGAACTCTATCTAGTGTTCCAGATAATGTTACGTTTCCTGCTGCCCAATATGCGGCATCGGTAGATGAGTCTCTTGCGATTGTGGCTGAAGCTATCCAAATGTTACTACCCATAGTCATCAATGTTACCTGACCATAACACAAATCGACTGCCGCCGCCACAACCAGACCAAATCCAGTTGTAGCTGTTGCGTTAGAACTGTTAGTGCCAGCGGCGTTAATACCTTGATAAGAGGAAAAATAACCAGAACTGACTATTCCACTTGAAGTTCCTACCTGCAAAGCTAAAGGACTAGTGCCGCTGCCGCTGATGCCGTTAAACATTACCGTGATTCGTTTTGCCCAAGAAGGGATACCTGTAAAATCAATAAATGTTCCGCTTGTGGCGTTTTGTGCAGTTCCAGTAACAATAGGAGCTAATGTGCCAGTTGCGGCTAATAGAGTTTGTGTGAAATCTGATGCGGTTGATGGAACGTCAATCGTTACAGAACCGCCACCAGTAGATTTAAGGGCAAGAGGCATTAGATAATACTCCAAACAGAACCAGAGGGAACTGTAACTGTTACACCAGAGTTGATTGTAATGGGTCCAGCAGTCATTGCGTTTTTGTTTGTTCCTATGGTATAGCTAGTCGTGATTGTGATGTCGTTTTCATAGAATACCTTATCTGTTCCACCACCAACTGCACCACCAGAAGCAGCAACTGGTGACCAGTAAACGCCTGTTCCTGATGTGCGAAGATAGTATCCAGATGTTCCTGCTGTGCTGTTGGCTAATAAAGTTCCAGAGACGCGGAAAGATACGTTAGCTGTAATCGTGTTTGCATAGAACGCAGATTCGTTTATCGCAAACTGATTCATTCTCTTGGTAACAGAATTCAATTGCGCTCTAATGGCACTGAATGTGTTACTTGAAGTTGTATTTGCGATAATTGGCATTTATGATATCCTTAATGTATTATATTTATGGGGCACTTACGAATGTAAGAATGGCGCGACCATCTGTTCCGTTTGTTGATCCAGAACCACCTTGTCCAGAACCACTTCTTTGCGAATCAGCTGAGTTGCCAGGAGTTGATCCGCTTCCTGTTGTTAATGTTGATGAAGATACCGTTCCTGATTTGAAATAGCCAGAACCTCCACCTCCGCCGCCTACGTTACCACCACCTCCACCCCAATAGCCGCCTCCGCCGCCTCCGAGAGAACCTTGGTTATTTTGCGCAAGGCCGCCAGTAAGTGCAGAACCTGCTGTTGCATTATTATATACTGAAGCTGAACCACCAGCAGATTGTGTGCCAGCGCCGCCACCTTGAGCACCAGCCGTTGAATTTTCACCTGTTGAACCGCCGCCTGAACCTGCATTACCAAAACCAGAGTCAGATCCCCCTCCCCCTCCACCTGCAATCAACCAAGCATTAGCTTGAGACACACTTGTTGCAAACAATCCTGTATAACCACCACCTTCAGAACCCCAACCAGAACTGTTTGTTTGAACACCACCAGACAAATGTGTTGCACCAGCCGTATTCAAGTTAGCAATAGTGTTTCTGCGTCCACCACGACCAACTCTTAGTATGTAAGTTGATGCATTTATTAACTGGAAATTTCCAGTAGAATATCCGCCGCCACCGCCTGGACCAATACCTGTTGTTGGAGGATTCGAACTTGTGTATGTTCCGCCTGGCGCGCCACCAGCTCCCCAAAACTTACCAGTTACAGTCACCGTTCGTGCCATAGTGATAGTCCATTCTCCAGAAGAAGAAAGGTTTAAGGCGCCGTCTGTTGATAAACTCCAGTTTGATTTCCCACTAACAGCAGGACTGATACTAAAATCATAAGTCACATTAGACTTACCATATCCACTATTCATACCAATAGTTCCAGAAGCAACACCAAGTAGTGTTCTAACAGCAGATTCACCTAAACTTGTTGTTGTGGTAGCACTTCTACCAAGTTCAAGCGCAATCGATTGACCGGCAGTGCCACCAGCAAGACTGATTGGACCTGAAGCATTGAGAGCCATTACTTAGCCTCTAACTCTTTCACACGAGCCGATAGTTCTTTAACTGCTTCGATCAGAACGCCAACAAGATTACCATAAGCAACAGAGAGATTATCACCTTCTAGCACAACTTCTGGTAGAACTTGCTGCATCTCTTGTGCAACAACACCAATGCCAGCTTTACCATCTTCGATTCTATTGTATCGCACGCCGCGCATCTGTTCAACAAGAGCAAGCGCGTTCTCGATTGTAGTGATATTAGTTTTTAACTTTTCATCCGAGTAAGCTGTTACGTTACCGGAAGCAACTATATCTCCAACATTACTTAATGAAAAAAGCACAGTAGTATATGCATCATTGATGATTTCTAATCCACCAGTAACGTTCGTGCGAAACCATTTGGTAGGATTTGTTACACCACCGCCACCATTTCGCACAACAAGGAAATCGTGATAACCTGCGCCACCTTTTGTATTTGTTCCGCGAATACCTAAAGATGCGTTAGCTGATCCAGTATAGGTGATATTGACAAGACCACTTAGAGCTGTATTACCACCAACAAAAAGATTGGTAGAAATTGATTGACGACCAGCAACACCAAACCAACCAGTTACGTTAGCAGTTTTACCAGCAGCACCAAGAACGGTGTTACCAGAAACAGTAAGATTTGTTCCAACTGTTGCACGACCAGATGCAGTAAACAAACCTGTTACTGTTTCTGTTCCAGTGATTGAAGAGTTACCTGTTACAGCAAGGTTAGTGCTGATTGTTGCTCTTCCCGTGTGTGCGAGCAATCCTGATGTGGTGGGATTAGATTTCGTAGCATATGTAGCAACCGCATTGGCTACAGATAACTTTGCAGTATCTAAAGCTCGGATAGCTGTATTAGTATTCAACAGATTGGTATTGACCAGAGTAATACGAGTTGCTTGTGTAGCAATGTATGAATTGGTATTGGCTAATTGTGATTTTGCATTAGCCACTTGTAGATAGTTCACTCCTGAAGTCGTTTGAACTCCAGTAACAACAGTATCTGATCCTTTGATAGAATCAAGAGTTTTTGTTGTAAGTGTAATAATCGTATTTGGATTAAATATAGCACCAGTAACATTTGTTACAATATAACTGTTTACGTTGAGGTCGGATACTTTAACCTTTGTTACTGTTGCGTTTGCGTACGAACCTGTAGTAGTTCCACCTGGAGCCCAATATACACTTGTTCCGTTCGTTTTTAGAACCTGACCAGATGTGCCTAATGAATTGTTTGCTTTAATACCGGCAAGAGTTGTATTACCAGATACTGTTAGATTCGTGCTGATAGTAGCACGTCCCGTATGCGCGAAAACGCCCGAAGTTGTCGGCGATACTTTTGTTGCATACAACGTAGAAGCATTCGCTACTTGCAGACGATCAGAGATAAGAGTTCTTAGCGCAGTGTTAGTGCCAGTCAAGTTGGTGTTGATTAGATTGATACGAGTAGCCTGAGCGCCAATGTAAGAATTGGTATTTGCTAATGCAGCTCGTTCAACAGCTTTTGTTTGATATACGGCTGATGCGTTGGCTACCTGAAGTCTATCCGATATAAGCGTTCTAAGAGCTGTGTTGGTTCCAGTTAAGTTTGTGTTAACGAGTGTGATTCTGCTATTCGTATTAGCAAGCGCACCGGCATTAGCTAATTCTAAAATAGAAGAACCGTTAGAAGAAAATAATTTTTGATCTTTAGTGTTTAACGCAAGTTCGCCTGTTGCGATATCCGTCGTAGTGGGTTTCTTACCTGCAACTGCGCTGCGTTTGATCTTAATCGTTGATGCCACACCTAACTCCTAGAAAGGAAATGGAGGGGAACACTTGCCCCTCCATTGGTCATGTTAATTTAGTATGTCCCGCCGTCGATTACTGCGTCGAGCGTTCCGAGTGTATAACCAGTTCCACCAGTATCAACTGTGGATGTTGGCTCTACTGTTAATCCTGTATACAATTTATACACACCATCCGAAGCATCGCGGAACAGACCAGAATACTTTGTTCCAGATGAAGTATACTTACCATAGAAACCTACGTCAACCGTATCTGCTGAGTTATTAGCAGCCAGCTTAATCATCGAGTCATCAACATTGAGCGTTGTCGATGAGATATAAGTTACTGCACCTTCAACAGTCAGATCACCGTCGATGATCGTAGAACCTGTGATTCGTGTATTACCAGAAACCGCAAGGTTTGTGCCGACGGTCAGACGACCAGTGTGGTTGAAGAATCCAGATGTTGTTGGATTGACTTTAGTTGTATATGTAGCAACAGCGTTGGCTACTTCTAGATACTGAGATGTGGATACTCCAGCAACTGGTGACCAATAAATTCCAGTACCTGATGTACGCAGATAGTAACCAGATATACCAGACGAACTGTTGGCAACAAGAGTTCCGCTAAGAGTTGTGTTACCTGATACAGCAAGGTTTGTGCTAATAGTCGCGCGTCCCGTATGCGCGAGAAGACCAGAAGTTGTTGGATTTACTTTGGTTGCGTAAGTTGCTGCAGCGTTCGCTACCTGTAAGCGATCACTGATCAATGTACGCAGAGCAGTATTTGTGCCAGTTAAGTTCGTGTTAACCAGCGTGATACGGCTTGCTTGCGTTGCGATATATGAGTTCGTGTTAGCAAGTGCCGCACGTTCTACCGCCTTAGTCTGATAAACGGCAGCAGCGTTAGCAACTTGCAGACGATCGCTAATAAGTGTGCGAAGCGCAGTATTGGTTCCTGTCAGATTGCTATTGACAAGAGTGATTCTGCTTGCTTGCGTTGCGATATAAGCGTTTGTATTGGCAAGAGTGCTCTTAACATAAGAGTTCGCAGCGGCATAAGCCTTTGTAGCGAATGTTGCGTTGGCGTTTGATACTTGCAGATACTGATTCTGTGAAGGAAGAGCATCCCAGTAAACCGTTGTTCCGTTTGTGCGAAGGAACTGACCAGCTGAACCAAGTGAGTTGTTAGCCTTAAGACCAGCGATTCTTGTGTTACCAGAAATCGTAATGTTGTTCGCAACAAAGATGTTACGAGCAGCAAACGAAGCTAGGCGGAACGTAGCATGGTTTGTATTGATGAAAGTGTTTGCATCTGGTTCTGGAGAATAGTTTTCAAATACTTTCCATGTGCCGTTATCAGAAGCGTCACGGAAGAAACCAGCGTGATGATACGTTCCATCGTTATAGTTACCAGCAAAACCAAGATCAGGATTTGAATACGTGCTACCTGAATTGAGGTAGATGAAGTTATCACTGATAGTTAAGTTATTGGCTGAATAGGTCTGAACACCACCGTATACAGTCAGCTTGCCTTGGATAGCAACGTTCGCAGAGAACGATACGTTAGGTGTAACTGTCTGAGGAACTGTTGTAGTCTTATTAAGGAAATTGTTATTGACGTTTGCAACCTGATAGCGATCAGCGATCAGAGTGCGAAGTGCTGTGTTAGTTCCAGTTAGATTTGAATTAACCAGTGTGATACGAGATGACTGCGCACCAATGTATGAGTTGGTATTAGCAAGAGCTGCGCGTTCTACTGCTTTCGTCTGATAAACAGCAGCAGCGTTTGCGACCTGTAGACGATCACTGATAAGAGTGCGTAATGCAGTATTCGTGCCTGTCAGGTTTGTGTTGACAAGATCGATGCGATTCTTCTGTGCGCCAATATATGCGTTTGTATTCGCAAGATGTTGACGCTCAGTAAGAGCATTTGCTGCAATGTATGAATTGGTATTTGCTAATGCAGAATTGAAAACATATGTATCAAGTTTACCTGATAGGCTTGAGTTGATAGAGCTTATATCACTGTTATAAGTTGAAGTGCTAACCTTCGACGCGATATATGTGTTTGTGTTAGCTAGATCAAGTCTTGCTTGAGCTTTTGTCTGATACGTAGTAGCAGCATTAGCAACCTGCAATCTATCGCTGATAAGTGTGCGAAGAGCGGTGTTCGTGCCAGTTAAGTTTGTGTTGACAAGACCAATTCTTGCGTTTGTGTTAGCAAGTTCTTTATCACCAACGCGGAAAGTAGTTCCACCCGATGCCGAGTATAATCTCTTGTCTACAAGATTGATGGCGAGTTCACCATCTGAAAGCCCAGTAGGGACTGAGTTTAGAGTAGAACTTCTTTTAATCTTAATCGTTGATGCCATCGCCCTTACCTTTCAGAATTTATTTTTCTTGTGACATATCCGCCACGTATTGGAGTCGCTTCTTGAGTATTATCCTCATGGATCGCTCGTTTTACAGTAAACCCATTTATTACAGTTTTTTGTTGGACAGGATCCATTGTGCGCTTCGAACGAGTTGGATCTATAACTGATCGCAAACCTTTTCTAACAATGACTTCACCGTCCTCGTCTAATTCCGTGCTATTTATATCTTTGAGCCATTTATTCTCAGACTCCAACATCTTTACTTTAGTCTGAAGCAACATAATCGTTTGCATGAGCTCAGAGATTTGGCTTTGTTGTTGTTCGATATATGTGTCGATCGTTTGTAGTTCTTTGCTCATGAGTAAGCGCCTCCATCAAGAGATCCAAAACTTGGCGTTCCGTTAGCTGAGATTTGCATCACTTGACCGTATATTCCTGTGACAAAAGCGAGTCTAGATGAGGTAGCTCCGAATGCAACGCCGTCTTTCACGATAGTCGAAGCTCCAGTTCCACCATACTGTGATCCTAATACGTTTCTGAGAATCAAATCTGTAACAGTTAACTTAGCGATATCCGACTGAGTGTTACCAGTAATATTGATTTTAGAAGTTTGGATCGGAGCAGGTTGATTTGACGAATTTGTAAAACTGACTGAACCGTTAGCGGTTGTGGTGATGTTAAGACCACCAAGGTAGATCGTATTACCAGAAATGTAGAGAGAACGCCATCTTCTGGTTGGTGTTCCAAGATCCAATGTTACGTTAGATTGCGGAACTACGTTAGTTGTAACGCTCTGAAGATTGGCTGATGATGCGCCAATTTCACTATACTTTGCAAGGCGGATACCACCAACAGTTGCACCATCATGGACTCTAAGCGTCTTGTTCGTGGTATCAACAGTAATTTCACCGTTCGCTCCTGTGAACGAACCGTGTTGTCCTGCGCTACCTCTTCTGAACTTGACCTGAATCGACATTAAAGCGTTCCGTAATCCCTGTTTAATTCAGCATCAGCTGAAGTCGTTATTGTTCCATAATCAAAAGCCTCAGCTGAATAACCCCCACCAGAAGCCGCTACATCCGCAATGTATGCGTTTGTGTTAGCCAACAATAATTTGACGTATGCGTTCGACGCAGCATATGCCTTTGTAGCATATTTAGCCGCAACGTTGGCTACCTGAATTCTGTCATTGATCAGTAATCTTACAGCTGTATTAGATGCTGCATAAGCCTTGGTTGCAAACTTAGCATTCGCATTAGCGACTTGGAGGTATGCTGCGCTTCCCGTGTATGCAGTAGTCTGAATGGTGCTGTCTGGAAACTGTATGCCACCATCCGCTCTGAAAAACCAAGTTCTAGAACCAGTACCGATAGATGGTAATTGATTTTCAACACCAATATAAGCGTATCCATTAGCGCTGCTTAGATAAACATAGTCTCCAGCTAAAGTGGCAGTATTACTGATATACGATCCATATCCAGGATACCCAGACAGTAGTTTTGCACCACTCGGTAGTCTTAAAGCACTATTTGCTTGTAGCGTAACATTATATGATCCGTTGATCAATTTGTTTGATGTGCTATCAAGCGTGTTTACAACCCCAATGACTTCATTGAGCTTGAGTCTAACATTCTTTACAGTTGTCGTGGAAGATGTATTTGCTATCGCCATCAGTGTTCCAACGCAGCGACACGAGCTTCAAGAGCCGAAATCTGCGCTAGAGCATTATTAAGAGCATTGGTTAACACGCTGATCGTGTTAGAAGAAGCACCAGTTACGTTGACAACAACGAGATCGGTTTCATTCAAATCGCCTAGGATAGATTTCGTAACTACAACTGGAGCTGTGTTTCCTCCACCAGAAACAGTTCCAGCTTGCCACTTACCAGTTGATGAGTTATAGATAAGTGCTTGTCCATTGCTCGCGCCTCTTAAGCTGGAGTAATCGACGTCATCGAGTTTCTTAAGATTGACTTCACCAGATCCTGGGCTACGACCAAGACCCATAGCAGCAGAGAAAGCAATGCGAGATATACGTTTCTCTGCTCCCTCGATGAACTGCTCTACTTCTTTCTTGAGCGGAGCGATATCTGCCATAGGACCGACAGGACCTCTTGGTCCGATATCGCCTTTGTCGCCCTTATCGCCTTTGTCGCCTTTAGGACCAGAAACGCCAATAGGTCCAGCTGGACCAGCTTCGCCAAGATCGCCCCTGAATCCACGAGGACCGATATCACCTTTACCGCCTTTTGGTCCACGTTTCCCCGCAGGTCCACGCAAACGAACTTCTCTGAGTTCAACAACACCGTTGGACTCAGCAAGACTCTTAAGTTGATCTATGATTTCGCGCTTGACATCATTTGCTTCTGTCTGAGCAAACTTAGCTGCAATAGAAAGGATTCTAGCTTTTTCTAGTTCATAGGATGGGCTATTGATATGATGTTCAATTTGCTCAACGAAATCTCTGCGCAAGCCTTCTGCTTCCGCTTTAGCGAACTTAGCAGCAATAGAAAGTAGCTTTGCTTGTTCGATCTCGTTCATGTCTACAGATCATCCTTGATCTCTTCCATTTCGTCGCTCAGATCTTCCTTCGACACCTTCTCGATAGCACGTGTCATGCTTTCGATTAGTCTCTTATCTTCTTCAGTCAAAGGTTTAGGAACGAATTCTTCTTTCACTTTCTTTGCGCCAGGAATATCATGCTTGACTTTGATCTCAAGTTTCTGTGGCGTTGACTTTTCTTTTTGCTGCTGTTTAGCTTGTGTGTCAGCTACTTTTTGATCGTTAGCTTGCTGCATCTGTTGCTGCTGCATTTGCTGATCGTTTACTTCAGCTTCAGCTGCGGCTTGCACTTCACCTTCAGCAGCCATCTGCTGATCGATCTCTTTAATTTCTTCATCTGTCTGACGAAGAACATGCTTACGAATCCACTCGACTGAGTAGTATTTGCCAGCATAAGCATCAACGATACCAAGAACAGCAAGACGATTATTCATCATATCCTGTTCTTTGATTTCAGCGTAATAGTTATCGCGCTGGAAATCATATTTGATATCGTTCTTCATTTCCTTCCACTCTTCGCGGGTCATTACGCCCGTGAGAAGCAGCTGGATTTCTAGAAGATTGTCGAACAGATGGGTAAAGCGATCGCGTAGGCGTTCAACGAACTTAGCGAACTTGATTTCGTCGCGAGAGATTTCTCCGCTACGACCCATTGAGAAAGTGCCTTCTGGTTCCAAACGTGATACAGGAACCGATAGCGACTTGTAGAGTTTCTTGCGGAAGTAATCTACGTCTTCCATCTGACCGAGGTTTTCACCGCCAGGAAGCGTAGTGATTTCTGTTCCACGACCACCTTCACGACGAGGAAGCCAATAGTCTTCCAACATAGTCATGAACTTACGAGTATCTTTTACAGCGCCAGTATCAGCATCGTAAACAAGACGGTTCTTATGCTTAACCATCATGTCGCGAACATACTGTTCAGCTTTTGCCTTAGGCAAGTTACCAACGTCGATGTAGAAGATTCTACGCTCAGGTGCGCGAGCGAGACGGTAGATAACTACAGCGTCTTCCAACATACGCAACTGATTGAGTGGTTTGATTGCTTTATGGAGATACGAAAGAACCATGCGGTTACGAGCGTCTAGCAGACCGCTGTGAACGTAACAGATAGCGTCTTTAGAAACCTTGACGCCTTGCGTCATAGTTCCTTGCGACATACCAGCAAGATTGTAGAGGTAGTATTCTTCGTAGGCAGGAACAATCAACTTTGAGTTCTGACCAACGATAGGTGTGCGACGAAGTGGCTGACGAATCTTGCGGATACGACGAGGATCGATGTAGCGCAGTTCCTGGATACCCTTGCGTGGGCTATTGATATCCACCATGATATGATAGAACAAACGACCGTCGATATACCAGCGACGGAATAGTTCATAACCCATATTGTTGAAATCAAGGAGCTTGAGAATAGTATCAAACTCTTCCTGAATGCGCTTCTTTACGCTTTCGGGCTGCTTTAGATTGTCGAGATTTAGGGAGACTGGTTCGTCTTGATCGTCAGTAATGAGAGCTTCATTTACTACGTCATCAATCGCAGACTCGCACTCTGGATACATTGACATTTCTCTGTATCGAGTGATAAGCTCTGCTTCGTTCTTAGCAACGCCTTCCATATCGACGAAAGTGCCATAGGCGCCGCCAGGAGCGACTTCCATAGCACCATCGACGTTCGGGGGAGGGGTGAAGGTAGGTATCTGCTGGGCATTACGCTCAGCATTTTCTTCGTCCCTCCCTACACGGAAGCCAAATAATTCGATCGCCATTTAATTTCCTTCAAGAACTGTATAATATATTTAGGCGACCAATTAGGTATCGATCACCCTGCCGTTAACATCGTTGTCAACAGTCCAGTAATCGTAAGCGAATTCTACTGTGAACTCTTCGATAGCATCTGTAGTTTCCCAGTTCAGTTCAATGTTGCTGATTGCAACTGGGAAGATGTTTACGAATGTGTATTCACGAGTTGGAATAGCTGCATCACCTGCACCTGCTCCCGAAGCAAACACACCAGTCTTAGCAAAGTGACGAACAGTAGCAACTGTGCGATATGATGCAAGACCATTTTCTGTGATTACTGAAGCATCGCGGAGGTTATTCTCGTGTGAGTTGATATATGAACTCCACAACTCGAATGCGTTACGAACGAGGAAGTCTTCGTCGTTCATAACTGTTACTGTCCAGTTGTCGAACGTGCGATTACCAGCCATCTTTACCTTACGACCGAAGTATGGAACATCGATTGAAGCGATAGTTGAAGCTGGGATTGAAGATGCCTTACAGACGAAACGGAACTGCGATTCAGCTGTTGGCTCGCCGATTCCCTGTGGGAGCGACAAGAACACCTCGAAGAGAGATGCTCTTGCGCCACCGAATGGCAATCCTTGTGAGGCGAATGTAGACACATTAAAGGGCATTAGTTTTTCTCCCTATCCTTTCTAGTATTTAGTCCGCCTATTAGAACTTACCTACAACTTCAGTGAAGTCAACACCCGTGCGAACCGCAACGAAGTTGAGCTGGATGAAGTTGATCGAACGAGCAGGCTTGATGTAGATATCACCAACGAACGAGTTACGGTCGATAACTTCTGGCGTATTGTTTGTTTCGTCGCAAACTACGCGGAAGTCTGTGATACCACGACGACCCTGAACGTCACGGAGGAATGGTTCCACAAGTGACTTGAACTGAGCGCGAGTGAAGGCATCGTTGAACTCGAACAGGGTATACTTCGCAGCAGTTGCGATTGCCTTTTCGAGGACGATGAACAGACGACGAACGTTGATACGGTCGAAAGCTGATGGCTTAGCAAGCATCGTCTTATCACCGAACAGGATAGTTCCTTCGCCTGGGAACGTTGCGATTGGATTAATACCAGCCTTGTAGAGGGCATCGCGTTCTGACTTGTTAGGGTTGAATGCGAGTCTTACGGTGTTCTTAATCTGACCACGATTGAAACCAGCTGGTGAATACCAAGGATCACGATCGATATCTGTGCGAACCATTGTTCCAGCTACGTCACCGTTGCAAGGAACATAACGATACACGTCGTTATACTTATCGTACTGATACTTCCAACCCGAATCCATCACAGCGTATGATGTTGATGGCAGCAAGTTACGGAATGTAACAATGTCATCGACTTCTGCGCCAGCATAACCTGAGTTGTTAACAACGTCAGCCTGACGAGGTGAGAACACAGCGATACAGTCTTTACGATACTCAGTGATATTGTTGATGATGTGGAGCGCTACTGTTGAAGTAGAAGTACCACCAAGGATCAACGATACGTCAACAGATTCTGCGTTACGGAACAAGTTATATCCGTTGATATAATCAGCGTTACGAGGAGTTGCACCATCGCGACCGTTTGCGAGTGTATAGTTCAGAGGGATCGACTGTGCGCCTATTCCCCAGTTATATCCGCTGGTTACGTTTCTACCACCACTGATTCCGCTGATATGAGCAGCCCACCAGAGCCAACGT